GACAATAATAATTCTGTCTTAGATATCACCTTAGTAGCTGAAAATGTTTCTAGCTTTGATACTACTATGTGGGGAGCATCTTATGGAAGAAGTGGAAATATTTATTATGTGTATGCTAACTATATTAAAGATGGTGAACCTTATGGAGCTGGATTACTTGGTAGATGCTTCTTAAAATCTTTAGAAACGTCTTATGAAACTTACACATATCAGTTAATGTCTCAAGGTAATGGTAAGCCTTTCTCTAATGTTAAGAAAGTTATTAACCAAGCTCACTATTTAAGCTTTGTTTTAACTAATGGTGGTAAACTATACATTTCTAACTCTAATGCTGTTAATACTGAACTGAAAGGAACTGGTAATAATGTAGTTAAATACCAGGATGGCTTTAGCTTATATGCTGAAGGTGTTAAGGATATAGTATCAGTAAGTAATATGGTGAACTTAGCTGAGGGTAACCTAGTTTTAATAGTTATGGAGAATGGAGATGTTCATAACTCTATATGGCATACCTACCATATAAATAACGCTAATAATATTAGTCCTACAGCTCTAGGGTTACCAGATTTAGCTAGCACAGCAGGAGGAACAACAATTACTCTGAAAGACTTTAAAAATTGTAAGCTAGATTTACCTATACCTTATGATAAAATACTTCAGATAGAGCCTACTTGCTATGGTCATACTGCATTATATGGCACTATGTTGATAACTGATGGAAAAACTATTTGGATGTCGGGTAATTATTATAGTAATAGTTATCATGCACTACTAAATTTGTATGGATTTACTCCTATGCCATTAATTCACACAGAAAGGTAAGAAATGAAAAAAGTTTATATACAAGACCCGCTAGATACTAGATGGAATGACTTAAAGCCTCAATTAATTGGGGCTTTAGATGGTAAGGTATATGTTGAAATAGATGAGGACCTTAAATGGACCCCAGTAGTTAAGTTGCCAAAAGAGTTACAAGAGGCTAGAATGCAAAAATTGCAAGACCTTAAAGATGAATTCATTATTAGAGTAGATGAAATACTCAATTCTACAGCTCAATCCAAGGGATATGATAGCATTAATACTGCTGTTAGTTATGCTGCAGCTCCTAATGAGTTTTACGAAGAGGGTAAAAAATTCTTTTCTTGGAGGTCAAAAGTCTATTACTGGGGTTATGGTATTATAGATAAAGTAAAAAGTGGGGAGCTTGATATTTTGTCTACAACTACTTTAGATAAGCTTTTAGATGTTATGCCTAAGTTTGAGGATGCGTAATGAGTATCAGGAGACCTATAGTAAAGCCAGTGTCTAAGTATAATTATGAGGTAGTGGAAGACTACCTCTATGATAACTTAGTGGTGCCTAAAGGCTATAAGACTAATGGAGCTAATATACCAAGAGTTTTCTGGAGCATATTTCCACCAAATAGCCCAGAGTATTTAAGCGCTATAATCGTCCATGATTTTATATGTGACGTAGCTACTAATGATGTAAGTTGTCCAGTAATCTTAGGTGCTACTCAGGAAGAGATTTTTGAGTATGCAGATAATAACCTTAAAGCTATGATGCTAGAATTAGGTTGCTCAAAACTCAAAGCAACTATATTCTATTGGAGTGTAAGGTTATATCATAAAATCAAGTATTGGAGGAAATGATGTGGAAAACTTTATTATCAGCAGGCAGCTCAATTTTCATTAAGGGTGGGGCTTCTACTGTAATTATCTGGATATTAGTTGGAGTTATTTCAGCTATGTATCTTAGTTTTAATTACTTAATAGGAGATTATAAACGCCAGCTAAATATAGCTAATGAAAGTTATAGAGCTGCTGAAACTAATAGCACACTTCTATGGCTAGACTTAAATGCTAGCCTTATTAAGATAAAGGAGCAGAATGAAAGGATAGAGGCTGTAAAGGTTGATTTATCTAATGTCAAATCTGCTAGAGATAGAATAGCTCGTAAGTATAAGAATATGATTATACCTGAGCCAAGCAATACTCCCTTAGATATAGCTAAGGGAGATTTTGAGAGATGTGCTAAAGAGCTTACGTTTTATAAACATTTATTTGAAGGATTAAGCAATGCCAACAAGTAAATTTAAATCACTAGAGGAGTACACGTTGAGAGATATCAATAAACTTGTGTATATTATACTGCTAGGGTTTATGATATTGCTCCAAGGTTGTGCTGATAAGCCAAAAGTTGCTTATAATGCAGTTAGGTTTAACGACGTTGTAATGCCAATTCAGTGTAATGTAGATATTCCAAATAAGCCATTATACATTCCTGACGACTTACATTCTGCGAAGGATTTAGCAGAATATTATGAAACAGTAGAGTTGTTGCTAAAGGAGTGTGCAAGTGACCGAACACATAGAAAAGATAAATGAGTACCTAGGCGAATATAAATGGGTAATCGCTGTGGGGATTATTGGGGGCCTACTAAATGTAGGCTCTCATCCAGATAAGAGCACCAGTAGAAAATGGTTAGACAACTTAATAGGTGTAATTTCTAGTGGGTTCTTTGGATGGATGGGCTACGAAGTTATCAAATTTATTTGGCAATCTCAACAAGTTGCACTTGCGGGCTGTGGATTTTTTGCTTGGAAGGGAGCTACCTGGATTGGTATTACCTTAGATAAAATAATAGATAAGTTTGTAGATAGTAAATTGAGAAGGAGTGATGATGGCTTTGATTTTGACAATCAAGAGAATAAAGAATATAAATGATGGCACTATAGGCCAATTTACTGTTAAGGGAGAGGATGGTAGGATAGTATTAAAGGGTTATACCCTTGAGCCTGCTGGTCCTGATACTACTGAGCGTATGAAAGACAGACGTGTCCCTCAAGGTAAATATAACCTAGATTGGCATCTTAGCGGCAGACTTAAAAAGTTATGTCCTAGGATATACAATGAATTAGTGCCTAAAGATCGGTTTATCTTAATCCATAGTGGTAATTACCCAGAGCATACTGAAGGTTGTATTTTGCTAGGTGATAGTGCTGATGCTAGAGGTGTTTATAATAGTAAGGCTATGGTAAGTAATTTTATAGGCCTTATTAAAGATAAACAGGTTGTAGTGGAGATTATAAACGAAGGCGTATAATGCAAATCCATAAAACTGAGAGTATAAGCTTACCTGATAATGATTTAGATGCTATTAAGTTTATATCTGAATATCTAAGGCATAATCTTAGTGGCTCTACTAAGGTAATATCTATGAATATAACCTCAGAGATAACTAAGCTTAATCCAGTAGTCTCCGGGCAGATTATTTCTGCCCTTGCTGGTATGTGTGATTTAATTGCATTTACTACTAATGGTATTAAGTTTGGTGACTTAGGTTACTTCGGGACTTTCTTAGGAAGTATCTCAGCTGATGCTTTCAATAAACTAATAGTTAATATTAGATTAGATGGAGCTAGAGTAGTCCATAATGAAAATAATGGCGGAGATACTTATTTCGATACCTATAAAGCACTAGTTCATTTCTTAAAGAGTGGTGTTCAGGTTAATGTAGAGTGCTATATAACTAATAACACTATGAAACATTTAAATGAAATGGTAGATTGGCTCAATTTTGTTAAGTTAGTTTGGCTTGTAGAGCCTAAGTTTTATTGTATAAAGCCCTTAGTTAATGATTGGATTAGTTTTTGCAATGATGGCAACTTTAAACCAGATATTGAGGTAATTGAATGAAGCGATTTAATCCTTTAGATTTTATAGAGTGCAAGGCTTCTACAGGTAGTGGTGGAGGTGGTGGTTGGGACAGCGATAATATAGGGCAAGGTGCTGGTAACTCTGGAGGTGGAACTACTGACCCTGGTGGTGCAGGAAATGCTGGAAGCACATCAGGCAAAGGCCACGGAGGATGGGGATTTAGTGATGCCCTTCACGATAACTTTGCTGGAGCTTTAAGAGGAGAGGCTGGAACTTCTGTAGGGTGGGGAAGCCACAATAGCTCTGGTGTCGGAGATGGACACTTGGGCTCATTAGGCTCGCTAGGCTCTTTGGGATATTCTGGAAACTACACTGAGGCAGGCTTAGGGCATACTAACCATATCAACTCCGGGTCTTTTAGTGGATTTGGTATGGGCAGTTTAACTGCAGCAGGACTAGGTCTAAATAACTTAGGTCAATCGTTAGGATACTCACAAGGTGGTAAAGGTGATGGTACTGGATATTCATCTCAAATGACAGCTAGCACTACACAACTAGACCCTTCAGTTAAGTCTGCCCTAGATGAGTTATCTACAATAAGTAAAGCAGTAGTTGAGGCAGTTAATAAACAGGTCGAGGAAACTAAGAACTTATCCATTAGTTTAACTCAGTGGGATGCTAAAAATCCATTGGGCAGTATGAAAGCAGCTATGGATGTAGTTTCAGGTAGAATAAACGTAGACCACCCAGAGAATAAAGCTTTACAAATATCTATCACGGACTCACGAGTTAGTGTAACTAACAAA